CCTATCTCGGCCTTAATTGCGTCGACATCTACATTTCTGTTGATATTGGTCCACGATTTAATTTTGTTTTCACTGACAAGTAAGGTTGTTGCCATATTAATTAGTTGTTTTCTTTGTTCTTCTTTTGTTATTTGCTTGTTCTTTAGGTGTTGCCCATTTACAATTTGATGGTTCGTAATTCCCATCTACATCAATTCTTTCTATGCTATATTCAGGACTTGGTTTTATTCCCATATCTTTTAGAAAGTTTTCAAATGAATTTAACCATCTATCACATACTTGTATTCCTCTACCACCATATAAATGATAAAATTCTTGATTTGGATTATAACACCTTGTTTTGATATTAGTCCAAGTCATATATTCTGTTGATAGTTTGTTTCCTTTTGAATGTGATATTGTTTCTTTATGTTTTAAATTACCATTCATTAAAGGGTCTTTTCTATAACAACCACAACTTTTTGTTTTATTTGTTCTTAAATGGTTAATTGTTATTTCTGATATTTTTCCACATACACATTGACACATAAATTTTCTACGAGGTTTACCACTTGGATATATTAATGGTTGTACCTCTTTTACAATTGTAAGACGACCAAATTTTGTTCCTGTATGTATTTCTAATTTTTTCATATATACAAATATACAATTATTCATCATCTTCACCAAGCCACGCTCCACAATCCTCATCAGATAATCCATATCCTGATTTTAACATTTGAACAGCCTGTTGTCTTGTTATTTTACCTTTATTGTAATCTCTTACAACTCTTAAAAGAGCCTGATATTCACGTCCTCTTAAAGATTTTATATTCTCATTAACCTTAACCTCTTCCGCTTGAACAGGTGTAACAGGTTTGTCTTCAACAATTGGTTTTTCCAATACATCACCAACTTCAAAAATAGATAAAGGTTTTACTTCAAATGTTGTTGGTTTTCCGTGTTTTAAAGTAACTAACTTGTTAAATACAGGAAGTAATTCATATTGGTATGGTTGTATTACCATCTTTCTAAAATACTCCGTATGTTCGACAATCTCCTTACCAGATCCTAATTTACCCGCGGTTGATATTCCATATAACTCACCTGAAGAAACCCTGTGAGCGGAAAGTATTGACCTTATAATGTCCTCATATATTGCTGTGTAATAACCATCGTTTGTATCCGCTCCAATCTGAACAATTTCAGGTGAAGTTTCTTTTGATTCATTAAAAGATATAATTGGTCTACCCGCGTTATTAACACTTGAGAATTGTTCTTCCAATCCTCTTGAGATAATTCTTTCCTCATCAGGTCCTGGTTGTCCTGAATTAAAATTGATCCAAAGAGATGGTCTCATACCATTCTTTAAATTGTTTGCGTGAAATTCTTTGATGTTAACATCCACCTCTATCGCTGCAAGTCCACCAGAATAATCAGGGTGAGGATAGTAAGAATTACTTGGACAATAAGACTTATAATAAAAGATTTGTGATGCGTCTCCATCCTTTTGATTGAATGGATCATATTCGAGAACGGGGAACTTTTTGATATTTGTCCAATCCGCTGAATAATAGTATTTTTCAATTTCATCTGTTTCAGGATTTATTTTACCACTTCTAACTCTTGAAAAGTCTATGTGATAAATTTCCGCAATGGTTTCTCTATCTCTTGACCATACCACATTTAGAGAATAACCCCCAAAGAGTACAAGATCCAAAGCACATTTCTTCATTACATCGTGTACATTCTCCTTTGGGTTAATAAGATTGATTGACGCCATTGGGTTATTTAACGATACAATACCATCACCCATTATTTGATTTACCTTTGAAGTTACTACGGCTTTATGAATTGCACAATTCTGATACCTTGAAATTAGGTATTGTGGCATACAGTTATCAAATCCGTAGTTCACCCAAGGTCTTCTATCAAAAATTTCTGAGAAAACAGGTAACAATGGTTCCTGTCTGAAATTTAATTTTCCTAATTGATATTTCTTTTTTTCATCCATAAATTATTCTTGTATATAAATATATTTGTCCGCATCTTCATCATTAGAAATATATTGTGTGAATGTATTTCCTTGTTCGGTTGTACCTTCTAACATAACTAAAGATGTGAATACTAATGTTGTTCCATTACCGTAAATCTTTAAATCATATTGACCCTCATAATTAAGGTCCTGACCTGGTAGATTTAAACTTAATATAATCTCACAATATCTCTCATTAGAACCATATTGTGCTGGATTTGATGTATCTATAACATACGATTTTGTTTCTTGTGATAACGTATGTGTGAAAACCAATGTATATGTTGAGAACGACTGTCTCGTATTATTATTGATATTCAAGATTAGTTCATTCTGTTCTCCTTTTTCCAAATAGAGCATAGTAATATTGTATATTAATAAATATAAATTTTTTCAAATTGAATTGAAATAAATAAAAAAAGAGGTGGAATCCACCCCTTTTTTCAATGAAAGTATAGAGATATAGACATTCGGTCGTTAGACCTACCGAATTAGTTCACTATAGTTGCTCCTGTAAACACAGTTCCAAGGGCTCCTGAGATTACTCTCGCTGGAGTTGGTTCTTGACCAGTAAAGATGAAAGTTAGCTTATTACCGTCCGAAAGTGCGGTTCCACTATTTGCGTCACCACCTGACAAGTACATACCATTAACTTGACCTACCATATATTGAACATCGTTTTGGTCAATCGCTATGATTTGTAATTGATCATTCTGAGATAATTCTCTCAAAATATTTCTCTTGTCCTGATCATATTTGTAAAACACCGCGGTTAAAACTTGTTCGAAATACACACTTGAATTTTCAAAGCTCTTAGTTACAGTTTGAACTAATGATGAAGTATTTCTTTTAATGTCAAAACCAAGAAGTTGTGTACCTGATACAACAGTTCCTCCTGTAATTGCTCCATCGGCGTCATAAGTAAATCCTGTAATTTCCGCGGTAGAACTACCACCAACTACATAGATCTTTTTTAACCCTCCAAGACCGTCACTACATTCGAAAGTTAAACCAGTTGATATAAAACAGCTCATATTTTTTATTATTAATTTGTTTTGTTTATTTTAATATGAGGGGCCTTTCACCCCTCTGGTTTTAAATGGGAGTATTATTATAATCCGTTTGTTGCGAAGTACTTCAATGAACCGAAGGTTGCTACCTGTACACCATAAGAGTACTTAGAAATACCTTTCAATACATCGAAATCACGAGAGTAGAACAAATCGATCTTCTCACTGTCATCCAACAAGTTAGTACCGAATACTGTGTATCTTGCTGGTACTAAGTATGCTGAGTTGCCCGAAATCCCTATCGTTGGAATAATCTTTATCGATGCATTGGGATGGATGGCGTATGAGTTAGGCATTGAACCAATCATACTTGTACTACCAATGTAATTTTGGAAGTAGTTAGCTGCGGTTAATGACTGAACATACTTTCTGAAGTTTGCTACAGAAACGAATAATTTGTAATCATCCAAGATTTGAGCGTTAGAATCAAGAGCGTTGATCATCTTATCTACCTCCCACAAAGGATTACCATTGGATCCGTATGCAATCGCCGGATTGAACGCGGTACCTGATACAGAAACTGCTGTGAATGAGTTACCTGTTGCTGGTAACAATACACTCAAACCATCGAAACAGTCACCTGATAAACTATCGGCTTGCCAGATTTTTGTTTCTACTCTTTGTTGAATTTGATCAACAATGTTTTGAGAAATGATACCTTCAAATGGAGTTTGTTTGTTAATGTCTAAGTCACCACCTTCTAAGAACATAGAAAGGTAAGTGTCTCTTAAATCATCAGAACACCATTCCATATTAATTTTTTCTTGACATACAGTCAAGTTTCTCTGAGTGTAGGTAGTTGTACCTGAACTTGTCCATCCACAAGAACCTTGTTGGAAAGCGGGTGCTGAATCCAAAAGATTCAATGCTTGACTTCCACGAATACCAACTCTTTGAGAAATTTCTTTAACTGTGGTTGCACCCATAAGTGCTTTAGTAAGTAATTCACCACCAACTTGGTCTGTGAAACCTGTGATTGAACTAACTACATAGTTAAAATCTTCTTTTCTAAAATTTTTCATAATGTTATTTAATTTTTTTTATTATTTGTTATTTCTTAATGCGAGGATTCCTGATATTCTTTTGTCCTCAACACTTTCGTTATATTTGGAAAACTCGGTCTTACCATTTGGTACAGGTTTAGACGCGGGTTCCTTTTTAAATGCGTTGAAATTGTTTTCAAGAGATGACATTTTTT